TCCCACGCGTGGACTCGAGAAACGGCCGAGAGGCCGAGATTGGTCCGAGGAGCTCCGCGCGGAACGCGTCCGGGACCACGCCCATGTTTGTCGTGGTGATGATTTCGGCCAGAGCTCGGAGCTCGAGGTCTTGGACACGCTCTCCGTTTAGCTGGCGGAGAGCTACGTTGGCCCATTGGCCGAGATGGACCTCCGGAGCCATAGCCGACATAGCCGGCGGAGGAGCCATGGAGTCCCGCCGGGACCGCTCCTCCATAGCTTCGATCCGAGCCATGAGACGGTCCAACGCGTCCGCCGGCATGGTCATTCGGCCCACGTTCTCGGGAGCCGGGATAGGTGGAGCCGGCGTCTCCGTAACGGCCGGTTGGCTCTCTAGCATTGTTTCTCCTCTACTCCTCAAACTGACCACGCCGGCCGAATGGAATACCGGCCTCCATGTAGCTCCTACCTCGTGGAGATTGACTCTCGTGCGGACGGAGAGACGCCGGCCGTCCACGTGCCGGCTAGTCCGGGTCCCGCCCTGGACCGGCTCGAATCCCACGGAGGCTCCGCGGTAGATACCGTCCCGGACTAGGCCTAGGAGCTCGTCTCCTCGAGCGGTCCGAGCTACCCGAAACTCCATGTAGGCCGCGTCCTCGCGCTCCTCGAGGGAGAGGCCTCGAGCTACGGCCGGGTCCTCGTGGTCCAGCCGGAGGACTACCGCGGAGGGATCGGTCCCGGAGAACGCTCCACGCTCGAAACTCTCGTAACCGTCCGGCGTGGAGCCGAGCTCTCCCCATCGCATAATCCGATAGCCGATGATCCGCTCGGATTCGGAGCGGAGCTCGAGCTCTCCGCCCTGGACGATTACGGGATCGGAGCTCGGGAGCTCCTCGAGCGGCTCCAAACTAGGTCTCCTCTCCCTCGGTCCCCTCGGACCGCTTCGGCTCGGAGCTCTTGGACTTGGAGCTCTTGGAGCTCTTGGAGCTCGAGCTCTTGGACTCGGTATACGGCTCCCACGGAAAACCGAGCTTGCGCGTGGACTCTCGGACGCCACCGGTTACCGCGTGTCGGTACTTAGGCATAGGGAATGACCTCCACGTTTGCGGTATTGGGTCCAACCGGAGCCGTCTCCACGCCTCCCGGTATGAGTCCCTCCATGGCTCGAGCCTCGTCCAGCGAGAGGACGCCGGATTTGGTTACGCCGGACTCGTAGATTCGGTAACGGGTCTCTATGTCCGCGCGGAGGAGTCCCTCCACGTTAAAACGCGCCACCGTTGTCCGCGTGAGGAGGTCCGAGAGGTGTTGCTCTATCGGCTCGAGGTAATTGGGAGCCAACGTGAACCGGACTAGATGGTCTCCGACCGCTCCTAGGTTGCGGTACGTGAGGGACGATCCGCCGGCCGCGTACTCGAGGAGGTCTCCCGGTATCCCGAGCATCCGAGCCGCGTCTCCGACCGCTCTCTCTCGGCTCTGGGTTAGCTGCGCGGCCTCCGGGTTAAGTCCGAATGGAGACGCTTTGATCCCGCCGGAGGTAACGGCCGGCTCTCCTGGTATCCGTTGCATCCAATTGGACTTGAGCTCCGTGGCCTCGTCCTCTGTGAGCTCGTCCGGATGCTCGAGGACTACGAGCGGAGCTCCGCTCGAGCTAAAGAAACGCGCGGCCCAATCGTCCGCGGCCTGTGCCACGTAGAGAGCGGCTCCGCATAGCTGAAGCGGTCCCGCGCCTCGAGGAGCTCCGAGGTCCCGGAGGAATGTCCCGTGGATAACGTCGCGCGGGTCTATGTCGGTATTGCGCCATTTGTAGGTCCGATCCCATCGCCGCGCGTCCCATTCGATCACCCATTCGACCGGATTGGTAACGCGGAGACTGACCACGAGGCCGTCCGGGTCTCGAGCTCCCACGTGCCAGAGAAACTCTCCCCATAGAGCCATGGAATAAACCGTGTCACGGACGAATTCTCGTGGCGTATAGAACGGGTCCGGCCGGCGGACCAACGCGGGAGCGTCCGCCATACGCTCTCCGAGCCGGTAGGCCTCGAGAGAGAGGGAGCCGGCCACGTTGGACAGGAGAGACACGCCACGGAATACGGCCGGGTTAGAGAGAGCGTCTCGAGGCCGTGTCGGGAGCCACGGTTTTAGGCCTACGCCCTGGACGGCTAGTAGCTGTGCTGTTAGTCCTGGTACGTCCGCGTCCGAGGCTAGGCTCCGGGTCTCGTGCGGCTCGAGTCCCATTAGCTGTCTAACTTCGTGACCGCGGACCAATCCCTCCGGCCGCATACCGCGGAGTATGCGCCTCCGTGTATAGACCTCGAATAACGCCCGGCCGTGGATATTTCACTCGTGGGCCCGTCAGCTGGTCCGATGCATAACGGACCGCATAATTGGCGTGGCTCTCTCGAGGCTCTAGAAACTCGGTCTGACGTACTCGTCCCTCCGCGTGTCGAGCTCTCGAGGGAGCCGGACTATTGACTCGGAGGCCTACGCTCTACGTGCGGATCCCGAGCACGCGAATCCGTAGGAGGCCTCCCTCTAGAAAACTCCCGGACGAGCTCGTGGCTCCGTGGCCGCGTAGACCGCGCGTATAGCCGCTAGAGCCGCGGTAGCCGGCCGATCCTTTGTCCTGGCCACGGCTCGCCAACGTCCCTTGGACTCGAGCCGGGTTAGGTACGGGAGGTCCATTCCGACCGCCTCCGCTCCGGACCATGTAAGTCGGCCGGCGTCCAGCATGGCCGCAAACCGGACGGACGCGGCCTCGAGCTCTTGTCCGTTGAGGGACTTATTCCCTCGGTCTAGATGGCGTACGAGGTCCCGGTCCGAGGCCGGATCGTAGGCCACGGAGACCACGCGGTTTTTAGCCGCGTAGCTCTTGAGAGCGGCTCCGAACGCGTCCAAGTCCAACGGGTCTCCGGAGACCTCCGCGGCCAACGTCAGAGCCGCGGAGCCGTCCGTTTGGAGCCACGCCAAAACCGCGGACGCCCTGGACCCGGCCACGGCCACGCCGAGAGCCGGCCGGCGTGGAGTCTCTACGTCTCCTCGAGCTCGGTCCCACGTAACGTCCGCCACGATCCGTTTACCCATGGAGCGGACCCACCGGCATAGATGCTCGGTCTCGAATACCGAGAGGTTGGACTCGAGCCGGTACGTGGTGTATTGGCTCTCGAGAAACTCCCACGAGATAGTCCGGCCTAACGCCGGGTTAGCCTCGAGCCAACCGGCTCGGTCCTCGGTACTGCGGTCCGGTCCGGAGCTCCATTCGAGAAACGCCAACGCCGGGTCCGAGCCGGCTCTCTCTTTGAGAGCGTTTAGGACGGTAGAGCTCTCGTCTCCGGCGTTAGAGAGATACCAGAATTGGGGATTGCGGGACGCGGCCAACGTAGCTCGAGCGGCTCCGACAAACGTGAAGTCCTCGAGCTCTCGTACCTCGTCCACGATCACCACGTCGTTCGCTGTACCGCGTCCGCCGGCCGAGCTCGGAGCCACGATCCGATAGACGCCTCCCGATAGCGTCCGGACGGTCTCCTGGCCATTGGCCAGCCGCGGAGAGCCATAGAGGAGCGGTCCGTAGTGCTCGAGCATGGCCTCTACTACCTCGAGGAATACCTCTCGAGGGAGAGCTCGGTTTTGCGCGGTATGGAGGAGCCGGGAGCCGGCTAGGAGTCGGTCGACTATGGCCGGGACTAGCGCGGAGCTCTTACCGTTTTGTCTCGAGATTAGCCACGCTACCTCCGGATAGAGCCACCGGCCGTCCGGCCGGACCGCGTTTAGGTATCGCGCTACCTCTAGCTGATGTGGCATCGGCTCGAAACCGATTGTCCGAGCTACGCGCGTGTACCTCCGGAGGAGCGTCCTCCGCGGCCGCGGAGGAGCCAACCGCGGCCGGCCGGCGTCCGCGCGTTTCGGCCGGCGTCCTGGTGTAGTCACCTAAAACCGGCCTGGGGAGAGAGATTGGACGGACAGAGGCATCCCGAGAGCTCTCTCTCTTAAAGAATCGTTCTCCGCGTTTCTGACACTCCGCGCAACACGCCACGAGATTGTCCGGACTGTCCGATCCGCCCTCCCATCGCGCTAACCGATGGTCCACCGTTGCGCTATTGGCTAGTCCCGGCTCCGGCGTTAGCTGGACTCCGCAGTAACCGCACGTCCAGAGGTCTCGGAGGAGTATCCAACGCCGGAGCCTACGCCATGCTCGAGAGGAGCCGGAGTCTAGGAGGTTACTTGTCCTCCTCGGTCTCTCGAACCTGGACACGTGCGGCCTCCTGCGTCTCCTGGCTCTGGTGCATCTTGTCTATGTCCTCGGCCAGAGCCGCGGCCTCGTCCTCTTTGGTCGCGGTATCGTGGAGCCGGCCGGTCCGTACCGCCTCGGCTCGTTCGGCCGCTCCGGTCTCGTCCGCCTCTTTGGGAGCTATGTCCTCCGTGGCGTCCTTGGTCTCGTCCTCGTTCTCTTTGGCCATGGTCTCTATCGTCCTCCGCTCTTAACGTTCCACGTGAAGCATTTAGCCCACGTTGCCTATCGGCCTACGTTTTCACGGCTCCGCCTCGGACTCCCTCAATGATCCGGACGAGTCCCTCTCCATTTCGTTTTAACGCTGGACGGAGCTCCTCGTAGCGGACCCATTCTCCGTTATAGCCACGGTATGTCCGGCCCATGGGATCGGTTAGGTAGACGAGCCACGTACCGTCCGGAGCTCGTTTGCGGCCGTGGAGCGTTAGACCGTGGAGTCCCTCCCACGAGTAACCGCAGAATCGCCGGAGATAGCGTGGGAGTTTCTCCATCCGACAAATGACGGACACCACGGAACGCGCGTCCGGCCGCTTCTTTTGCGCCAATAGGTTTATGAGCTCCGCGTCCTGGACCGCGCCAAACCGGATCGGAGCGTCCGGGAGGAGCCGGTCCAGAGCTCTCCGCATATCCGCGTAACTCGTCCCGCGTCCCTCCGCTACCGGTACGCCGGACGCTCTCCGGAGCTCCATCCCAAACGTGTCCGGGACCTCGTAGCCGAGCCACGAGAGCACCGGACAAATGGAGTATGGGAGGCAGTTAACGAATGGCCGGCCGTCTACCCGTTGGGAGTAGAACCTCCGCGTTGGCTCGGTTATCGGGAGCGTCATAGCTCGAGCTCCGCCGGCCGATCCTCTCCGGGAGCGTTATCTCCGTCTCCGTCCGGCTCGTCCTCCGGCTCCGCGTCCTCGAGCGGAGGTCGGTCCACCGGCTCGTCCTCGTCCTCGTCCTCGTCCTGGACTCTATCGGCCATAGCTCGAGCTCCTCTAGGTAGCCGTCTCGATTAGCTGGCGCACGATCCGCGCAAACTCCTCCGGTCCAACCGCGGCATAGAGTATTTGGAGGCCGATCCAACCGGCCAACGCCCACGTTAGCCGGCGGAGGCTCCGCTCCATGGCCGAGAGCCGCTCCTCGAGCGTTACTAGATGATCGCCGGCGTGGACCGTGGACTCCGGCTCCATGGTCTCGAGGATACGCCGCGGTATGTAGCGCGGCTCCCATAGGCCTCGAGCGTTTCTGATTCTCTCGAGCTCTCGTCCTTGGAGGTTTTCTCCTCGGCCTCTCTCTGTGGAGCTCGGGTCCCTCGCATCTCTAATACGGCCTGTTCTCTATGCCGGGATTCCGGAGAGCTAGGCAGACTCCCCTCTCGGGG